TTCTGTACAGAACTTGTTATTAGCGTAGTTCCTGCTCCTGTAGATAGAGTAGTATCACTAGTATAATATATTAATTTTTTACCAGTAGTAAATGACTGTCCTTGTACATTAGTCAAATATAAAGTATCAATTCCAGTTGTTATTCCAACTGTAACCTTATATCCACCACCAAAATCATCAGATCCTAAATCTGCAGTAGTAATACCTAAAACATCTCCAACTTTATATCCAGTTCCAACATCACCAGGTTGATTACTAATAGTAATATCCGAAATTGATCCATCTGATCCAACAGTTACAGTTGCTTTAGCACCAGATCCAGATCCAGTAATACTAAATAATCCAACATTCATATAGCTTTGACTTGCAGGATATCCTGTTCCTGAACTAATAGTTGTTATACCAGTAGCATCTAAAGATAGTGGACCACCCACATCCTCTATAATACCAGTAGGATCGTCTGGTACGTTACTTCCACTAGTGGCAGTTACTTTTACACCACTGACTAATACTGAATCCATTACAGTAGTATTGTTAATACCAACTTTTAATTTTCTTGGATAAGATGTTATTGAATTTGATTGTAATTTAAATTGTGGTATACCATTTGATGTTAATGAAGAATTATATAATGTCAAAGCTCCAGTATTTGTAAAAGATGCTTTATATAAGTTAAATTTAAGATCTTCAGTTTGAGTAGAAGTCCATATAGTTCCATTTTGAGATTTAAATAAACTACCACCAAGATATTGTTTAGAAACTTGTTCCTGACTTTCTTGACCAAGACTCTTTGTTTCAATAGTGGTTTCATTCATTCTAGAAATCCAAACAGTATATGCTGTTGTTTGGGGTGCTAATAAAACAATAGCATATTCTGTTCCTGGTTCCAAATAAACAGGAGAAGGAAATGTTACTTTTGTTGCTAATGAGGCATCATCTGATACTTGTATTAATCCAGATTCAGTAGGGTCTAATTGAACTTCTGCATATTCCTGAAGTATTTGATTAGTTGGAGTCCCTAATTCCATTGTTCTTATTTGAACAGTTAATGGAATAGATTCATCTTTAGTAGCAAAGAATAAATCAAGAGATGTTAAGAACATTCCAGTCTCATCAACAGTAAATGACTGGGCTAAAGGATCTCCATGTTCCTGTCTTGCTGGTCTTGGTTCTGGTCTAATAATTGTTGTTGTCGATGTAAACGTATCTATTTTTGCACTTGTAGTATATTCAGCATCTCCACGGGTAATTCCAGCAGAAGTATCTTCTGAACCAGGTAAAGGTTCACTGTTAGTATCAGATGAAGTTAATCTTAAAGTTTTAAGACCATTACTAAATGTTAAAGCTGGTGGTGGAGTTGTATATGCATTTCTAATGAAGAATGACCCTTCTATATTACCAGAAACGTCCGATACTAAACGTACATCAGATATTGTAGCACTTGCATTATTTCCTAGACCTTTAAGCTCCATTCCTTTAACAATTCTACCATAATAATCACTCATTGCTACATTATTTAAAGATGCCATATCTACATTCAATATGGTATTAGATTCTGTATAAACTGATGATATCCCAACAGTAGGTGTATATGGATTTTTATCATAAAAAGTAGTTGGGGAATTATAGGTTCCCTTTCTATGATTAGGTTGTGCTAATCTAAATGTAATTAATTTTTCTGTACCAACATATCCTTCAACAATTTCTCCAGTTGTAAAAAATCCAGAGTTCATATTAACTTCAATCAATTTGGGAATAACATCTAGATTTTGTCTTCCATCAAGAAACGCATAATATCTTGTCAAAGGAACCATAGCAATTCCTTTAAATCCAACATTTCTAGATCTAGCAAATGGAAGATCTCTAGTTCCAGTTAGTATTCTAGACGTTGTTTCGGATACTTCATCACCATCTAATACTATATCATCAGCTCTAATTTCTTCAGTAGTTGAATAATTATCAGAAGATGGATGGCATTGAATTCTTGATCTAAAAACAACAACCTCATATGGGTTTACATTTTCAACACGACTAGCTTTTTTATTACCAATATCAGATTCTACTTCAGTATATTTTAAAGTTATTAAATCACCTGTTTTTTGTACATTTGGATCTAATAAAATTAGATCATCATCAAAATCAACTGTTGATTTATTATATGATTCTGATATTCCTATTTCTGGAGCATTTGTAAATCTATCAAATGGAACAATTAATTCATTTTTTACAGTGTCAATATTAACCTTATTATCGGGATTATCAATATCCATTCTGAGAGTATCTTTAAAGTCATCTACAAAGAAACCAGACTTAAACCTATCTCCTGTAGCATCTTTAATTTGTAATGATTTTGTATCTAACTCCAATAATGATAAACTAGTTACAGTTTCTAAATTTGAAATTCTATCATCTAATTTTCCAATATCTCTCATAGTATATCTTTTATTATCAACCAATGATATGGTGGCATCATTTGTATCATACAAATATGCTGGTAAATCAATTGTTGCTACATGCATAGCATCATCAATAAATGAAGGTTCTTTTGGATTAACTGAAGAAACTCCTTTTATTAATGAGAATTTTCCAGTAAAATCTTCTCCAGTATTAAGAACTAATTTATCTATTCTTGGAAGATAGAAATTATATCCCAATCTAGATTCACCTTCAGGTCTAACAACAATATCACTAGTTTGTCCAGAACCTTGGAATGATCTACTAGTGTATGCAAATGGTGATTTATTTGATGATGTAAATTTAGATACTCTAGGTCTAAAATCAAGAGTATCAGATGCTCTTCCTTTCTTTAAAACAGGAATATCATTTGCAAATCTTTCTTTATTATAAGAATTTACAGTAAATACTTTTCCTGTATCGCTGGATGAAACAATATAATTATCAAAGATTATTAATAATTTTTTATCTGGACTTGAAAAATTGGGTTTTCTAACTATTCTAGAATAATCGTAGAATTGTTCTTTTTGACCTTTATCTAAAGTATAATATTCAGTTATATCTAAATGATTACCGTGAGTTACAGCCTGTAATATTGTGGAAATATTTGATTCATCAAAAGTAACTAATTCACCAATAATGAATTTATCTGGAGTTAAATAAACAATAGTAACATCTGTATTATTAGATTCTCTATCAACTATTTGAGCAATTGCCCCACTTTCAGATCCTCTTATAAGTTCTCCAACTACTGAATTTGTAGATAATGATAATCCTGAAACAAATGTAAGAGTATCTAATGTTGGATTATCAGTATTTTTAGATTCTAATACTGCAAGTACTTTAACAACATCTGGAACATTTAATGATATTTCAGTATCTTCAACTCTTAAACCATAGTAAATACTTTCAGTTAATCCTGTAGTAGATGTTGATACACCAGAACTTGTCTTAGTTACAAATAATTTATTACTTCTAGAATATTCTTTAATTTTTTCTTTAAATCCTTGAATTTCTATTGTAGTATTAAAGAATGCTGCAGTATTTTGAGTTAGATTCTTAAATTGAACTTGAGTTCCACCTGAAATTATGCTAACTTTATCACTATTCAAAGGTTCAGTTGATCCTGCTGGATCAGTATATGAAACTGAATATTTTTTATCATCATAACCACTAAAGAATGCACTTGATATACCAGATGGTATATTTAAAATTGCCCCATTTGAAGATGGTGTTTGAGAAATTTGCTTACTAATCGTTAATGTGGAATTTGTTAAAATAGCATCAGAAATATTTGATTCTGGTAATTTTATATAAAGACCAGCATTTTCATTATCAACAAACTGTGGTTTTGCTACTTTTATATTAACAGCAGTTGTTATTCCACTAGACTGTTGATACACTGCACCATTACAAACACCAGGAACTGATGGAACATTTTTAATAGATAATGTTCTTAAATCATTGGATACATTAGTAACCTCATTAAATGTAATATCATAACCTTGTCCAACACTATTAGCAATTTGATATGCTATAATAGAACCTTTTTTTACACCTGAGAATGCATTACCTGGAGAAGTTATGCTACCAGTTAATCCATTAGTAGATGTAACTATACCAACAGCATCAGAACCAATATTAGGTATCAATGATGGGACTAAAACAGTATCAGCAGCAAAATCTATAGAAGTTGGAAGTGTTGCAGCATCTTGATACACGGATTTTACATCATTGATACCATACGCAACTATACTGTTTATTACTCTTGATAAGATCTCAGATTCATTTATTAATATTTTTTCACCACTAATAAATGTTCCTGATGTTTGTGATATTGTAATAGTTGATCCTGAAGCATTAGCTACAACATAACCCGTAGCACCACTACTTATACCCCTAATATAAGAACTAGCAGGACATTGAGAACTACTTAATTCTGAATTTAATGTTAATTTTGTATATGTTTGAACATCAAATAGATATAAATTCCATTCACTAGCACCATCTGAATATGGAGTATTTCTTAAATTAAAAGAATATACTCTAGCTTTACCAATAGTTTCACCTCCACTTGGTAATTGTGTTACTGGAGTAGAACCATCTCTTCTTATATTAACTAAATCTACCTGATTATCATCATCATCAAAACCAATATATGGAGTTCCCCATACATTATTAACTCTAAGTATATTTCCCATGTCATAATCAACAAGGGCTGATTCAACCTCTTCTTTATCTCTAGGTTTTGGCACATCAATAACAGTAGTTCCTACACTGTTTATTCTATACCCCTTAACATATGCTTTTCCTGGTTCTATTTCTATACAAGCTAAATCATCAGATGGTGTTGCTCCTTCATCTGTGACTTGATTAGGACCAAAAATACCTTGATTTGAAAGACCATTATCTAAAGAATCTGATACCTTTACATTAAAATTATCTATGGAATAATTTCCAGACTCTTCATAAGTTCTTGCAGCAAAATATTTATTAATTTCAGAATAAACTGAAAAATCTTGTAATTTTTTTAATTCACCTTCTCTTAACTTAATTATTTCAACAAAATTAGTATCATTTGTATCAGTAAGAGATTTTTTACTTAATTTAGTACTAATCTTTAATCTATCTGCTCCAGGAGCAGCAAAATTAGAGAATCCCCTAGCATTATCATATAATGAATTATCATCATTTGATGTTACAAAAGATTCTAAAATATTTAATCCAACTCTATATGATGGATCATTGCTATATGGATCTAAAATTAAAGTATCTGCAGATACATCAACAAAAGTTCCTCTAATATAGTAAACACCAGCATTTATTTTTACCGCACTTCCAATAGAACATGCATTTGATCCTACTAAATTAGCTACACTCTCACCAATTTCTATAGTAGTATTTCCATATGTAATAGATTCTTGTGCTAATATAAGTTCACTATCTTCTAAACTCTTTGTTTGATTATTATTATCAGATGTTAAATATTTTACAAATAAAGTTAAATCAGTAATACCATCAATTGCTGAAGGAACCTTAAAATCATTTACTAAAAATTCTATTCCAGTATTTTGTCCTTTTAATTTTTTTCCTTTAAGACTAGACGCATATGTTGTTACTGGAATACCTAAATGCTCAGAATCTATTTTAATAGAAAAATAACTATTATCATAATAAACCCCACCAGGGATTACCATAGATCCTTCTTTGAAAATATGTCCACCAAAAGATTCTACTTGATTTTGTAATATTGACTGGAGAGTTGATAATTCTCTTGCTTGAACAGGTTTTCCTGGTTTAAATAATACCCTATAAAAATTTTTATCTTTATCAAAGTCATCATAATATGGACTTATATTTAAATTTGATTTTATTGACATTTTTTAAAATTCCAGGATAACTTTAACATCTTCTTTTTGTCTTTCATCACGAGTAATTAATGGTCTATTATCTAGGTAAATAATATCACCCGACTGATTATTTATCTCAGAAGGAGCTATTCCTTTTGTGAATTCAATTCCTAATTCAACTACTTTACTTCCAGTAGGATTAGTTGTAATTCCTGAAAAAGATGTGTTTATACCTAAAGTATATGATGGTGCTCCTTGCTTAACTATATCTGCTGTAGCAGATAATTGGAATGAATTAATTCTACCATCAAGACCAGATGTACTAGTAATTCCACTATAATCAGTTTGATCTCCAGTTAATTGATTAAAATATAAAGACCTATCTTGATAATACTTTAAAACTCCTATTTTTGGATTATCAGAAACTAAATCAAAAGATGTAACATATGCTTTTGCTTGTCCAATAACTACACCACTATTATTTTTAGTATCTTGAACAATAATATCACCAACATTAATACTTGTTACTGCATCTTCAGGAAAACTATTTAAATATAAAGCTCCTGTAGATGAATATTGGTTTTTATTATAAATTTGAGTAGATCCTATCGACAAAGGATTTTTAACAATTCCAATTTGAGAGAATTTTGTATCTGGTGGAAAATCTTTTGTTGATGTATCAAATCTGGCATATACTAAAACTCTATCAGCACCCAATTCTTTGTAAGGATCAAATCCATGCCCTTTACTTGGAGGTATTATAGGAATTAATTGTGCTCTATTACTCTCACTGACATTTTGATCTATAGTATCCAAATCAACCATAGCATAAGTATACCCTTTACCCCCAACAGATACCTTTACATCTGATATTTCTGTTTGTTGATTTACATCAACAATTACTTTACCGCCAGTTCCATCACCAACCAATTTAAATTCCTGTCCAGTTCCGCCAGAATAACCCTTTCCAGAATTTTGTATGAATACCTTTTTAATCTGATTATTGTTAACATCAGAATCACCATTTTCTCTAACTGCAACGACTTGAGAATCAGTATTTGATGACCAAGAATTTGGGATAGGTATAAATTCAGTAGCATCAAATTTTATTACATCACTTGGAGAAACTGAAAATAAATATTTCCAAACATAACCATCATTAGTGTCTCCTGATGGTTTAAATGGTTCTAAACCAGTGAGTGTTGGTTCGTTTTGTGAAGAATTTCCTGTAGAATTTATCCCTGTTGAACCATTATCAATACAAATATAAACATTATAATCTTTGTTCATTACATAATAAGATGCCTCATATAACCTAGATCTATCAGTTATAGGTGTTTTATTACTACTACTATAATCATGACGATACATTTCATAGGTTGTACCCTTTTCCCATATTTTTTTCTTAATAACTCTTCTTATATTATCAGTAGTAATTTTTTTACCATAAATCATGGTATCTTTAACATGATTAAGATAATTAAAATTATCTGTAGGATTTGGTGTATCACCATTCCAATCAGGAACTGAAGTTGATCTACCAAATCTAGTATTACCAATACCTGGATTTGATAATCCAACAAAAATATAATAAGAATTATTTGGGTCAGTTACATCACCCAAAAAATTACCAGCGTTATTAATTCTAAACTGATCTGTTACAATTGCTGCCATTTTTTATAGCTTTTTCTTTATTTATACTAAGTTACTGTGGTTTATTTATTCCACCAGTCTTTCTAATACCAAAGTTTCTTCTTTGTATTGATGGATAAGTTGTCAATCCTGAATTAACAGTTTTATTTGACACAGAAATTTCTATAGGATTAGAACTTCTAGTTACTCCAGATATCTTACCCCAAGAAAATCTACCAGATCCTTTTCCTGTTGTTCCTATACCAACAACAGTAGAATTAGTTTGAATACCAGCAACAAATTCTGCAGTGCTGACTGTTTTAACAACACCACTAATAGTGTAAATATTATCCAAGAATGTTGTTCCAATTCCAACTATAGATCCAGAAGAATTTACAGCAGTAACTCCAGTTCCAATTGATGTATTAGAAATATAGATAGGTAATCCATTAACAAGAGTAGATGAATCTCCAAATTCCCAATTTAAATAGAACTTAATTGAAGTATCTCCAATTGCTGTTATTGCTGTAACTATTCCAGAGAATCCTGAAACATTTGCTTTTGTTACATCACTTATAGTTTCTGTTAAATCTTCTGGGAAAGGTGCTAATACTGTAGGTGCTACAGTATATCCAAATCCAGAATTTGTAACATTTACATTTGTTATAGAACCATTAACAATATTTGCTATTCCTGTTGCAAAATATGTACCTGCTATTCCAGGAGTATTTCTAGCAATAGATAATGTACTAAAGTCTTGAGATGTAAGACCATATCCAGTTATACTTCTAGGTTGGGATATTGAAACAGAAGTTGTTGATCCAACATATCCAGTACCACCATCATTAACTGTTATCGACTGTACTTTTGATCCTGAAAGTACTGCTGTCAAAGATGCTGCAGATTTATTTGTTGATTGATCAGAAATAAGGAAATTAATCTTACTAGCACCTGTCATATCATAAGTTGTAATTCCAACAGAATCAACATAAATGTCTGTGCTAGTTGTTGTAATTCCAGATATTAATTTTAAATCTGGGAATACTAAAGGTTCAATAGATGGTCTTGACTTTGATACTGGTTCCCCATCAATTATTAGATCTGATTTTTGTTTAATCCAATTTAATGGTTTAAAGTTATCATCTATACCAACACCAACATATAGTTCAGTTTCAATAGTATCTGAAGTTGTTATACCAAGTACAGTTCTGTTATCTGTTTGATTAATTGTAGATGGCATACCATCAAGTTTTAAGATTCTTATATCATCACCAGCTTTAATAGTTTCTTCTATATCAGTATAAACAATATCAACCCCATCTTTTCCTCTATAGAAAAATACAGCGACATTATCATTTTTATCAGGAGGTTCTGACAACATAAAACTGGTTCCACCATCATATTCATAAGAAATACCTGGTTCTTGAATAACACCATTTATAAAGATAAGTAATAAATCCTGAGGAATTATTCCTGCTCCTGGTTTAGACTTAAATGATAAAAGTTCATTATTAAGACTCATAGGGAATCTTCTTCTAACACCATCTTGCAAGTTTGCTATATCATCCAAATAATCAAGTTCTCCAAAATTCCAAGCAGAAAATCTATCAGTAAATATTTCATTAACTGTAAATTCAAATGGAGTTATTAATGAAGAAATTTGCTTATCAGTGACAATTCCTATTGGTTTAAATACATCTCCTTTTTTGAAGGCAAATCCGTCTCTAGTTATCTTAAATCCTTTTACTTCAAACAATGTAGATCCAATTCCAGTGGTAGAACTAGAACCAACTTCTAGAGATACTCTTAATGCCTTTCCAGTTTCTGTGGTTGTTCCAATTCCTAGTCTAGATACTCCAATAACATCAAGATTTTCATAGGATGGAGATGGTGGTAAAATTTGCGGATTTATATAACCAGATCCACCAGAAACAACATTAAATGTTAATGTTCCACCTACACCAACAGTTGCAGTTATATTTGCTCCAGATCCTAAACCACCACCACTTCCAACTGAGACTTTAAAATAATCATTGGTAGCTTCAATAATAGATAACGCTGTATTATAAGCAGGGTCTGTTGTGCGAGGATATAGATGAAGAGTCTTAAAGTCATCCTTAGAACAAGTGTATACTAATGACGTGGTAGCAATGCTGATTGTATTTGCAGATCGATTTACACCATTATTAATAGCACTTACAAATGTATGAATACCTGTATTTGTTGATGGAACAATATCAAGAACATTTATTTCAAACTGATTACCACCACTTACATTAGATATAGGTAACCATTTACCACTTAAAGGATCTGTTGACCGTGGATATGTATGATTGGTAGAATGAGAATCTTTATCGCATGTAAATGTAAGAGAATTATTATCAAAGTTAACTAATTGACCATTTGCTAAAGCTGGTGATGGTGTTGAATTAAGTTTTACAGTCATAATACCAACATTTGGATCATACACGGTTCCTGTGGTTGCTGTATATGAATCTGATGTAATAAGATTATGATTAGACTTTGTTAATGATACAATACCAGTTAATGTATCATAAGGTGCAGCAGTAGGTGTAAATGTAGTATTTCCACCTATTCCATTAGCATTAACGGTAATAGAATTATTATCTGAACTTACAAATGTATGATCATAAGCAGAATCTGTAACTCCTATTGATATTGGAGTACTAGAGAAATATCCAGATCCATTAAAATCAGTAGTTCCCAATCCGACAGATGTAATAGTCCCTGAAGCATTAGTAACAACAGTTGCAGAGGCACCAACTAAAGGTGCTATACCAAGACCACCACTAGAACCTATAGATATTATCTGGCCAGATCTTGGTAATTGATTTTGTGTAGAATCAATTTCACTTATAATGATTGATCCATTAGCAGAAGTAATACCAGTAAATACAAAACTAGTAACCCCTACATTTTCATCTAAATCATAATTGTTTAATGGATTGTTGAGTGTAGTTGGTCTCTGGAATATTCCATTTATTGTCATTAAAGTACTTCCAGTATTAAGTCCAACTGTATTAACACCACTAACAGTAGTAGTAAATGTTCTTCCTATACCAGTAAATTCTGAAGATACGTCATCATATATGTTATTAGTAGTATAATCCTGTCTCAAGAAAACTCTTCCATTGAAATTTGTTCTATGACGTAAGCGATTTGAATCATCAACCTCATTCACTCCTGATCCTCTAGGTGGTTCTGTAAAGTAAATATTCTCTCCAACAATACTATAAGATCCTCGATATAATCTAACTGTAGTAGAGTCAGTATGTGTTGATGCTGAACTACCAACAAATCCTCTCTTAACTTCAATTAATGTTAGAGAACCTGAAGTTGTTATTGGACCATAACTTGTATTTCCCAACCCAACATTATCAACTCTCATATATTCATCATCTATTCTAATAACATCATCTGGAGCTATTGATGATATACCAGAAACATTAATAATAGAAGTCGATATTGATACTTGACCATTAATATTATTAGTAAGTGTTGTTGTAACTGGAGTATATGTTAAAGGTGATTGTATTACATCATCTAAGGCAATTAAACTTTTTTCAGTTTTTTTGAACATTTCCAAAGTATGGAAATTACCAGTTCCAAAAGTATTGAAAGTAACAGCTGCTCCTGCTAAACTAGTTGATAATCTAAATAAATTCTCATTCACTCCACCATCAACTGTCTTAACATAAACTTCACTTGGTAATGGATTTCCATCAGACATAACAAGTGAAGCAATACCAACACTATCAATTGAAGACCCAGGTTTATAAATCAACCTTTCATTATTATTAAAGAAATTTCCTTCTATATTGAAAACTCCAGTTGATAAATTTAAAGTAGATGTTGGAGAAAAAGATCTAGAAAAAATATTTTTATTTTTATATCTTAACTTAAATACATCATTATCATATCTTACACTATTAGCAGAATCCAATGTCAACACAGATAATGAATCTTGTGATGATCCATATTGATAATCTGGTGGTATATTAACAGTATCTATTTCTGTATTAAGAATTTCATTAAAACTTTGAATCTGTAAATTACCAACTCCAGTAAACGATGCATCTGGATGGAATTTTAAATTAAGATTAGATCCAGAATATTCTGAAGAAAATGTTCCAATACCAGATGTGCTTCCTATAGATATAAATGGATATTGCTCAGTAAAGGTACTTGTTCCATTATGAACTAGTAGTATTTGATGAATAGCACTAGTTTGTCCAATAGAAACTCTAACTAAACTCTTAACTGTAGAGTCCTTGGAAGATGTAAATCCTACAATAGATCCAGTAGAAGTAATATTAGTAAAATTAGACTGATATCTAGCACTATTTTCACTACCATCAGGTTGTAATGATGTTTTAAACCTGTATGTTCCTATTCCAGAAGCCGTTGTTCCAAAACCAACTATTCTAGATCTAACTTCAATATCATTATTTCTATCATTAGAGTATTTTAAATATAAAATATTATTTGAATCAATCTCTGATGTAAATGTTCCTATAGCATTAGTTGTATTAGACTCTAAAGTATAATCACCAATAATAGAATTAGTTCCATCATGAGTTACATAAATTTCAGAAACATTTATTTCATTAGCAAAAGTGTCCTTCACTTCAACTGTAGCAAAGAATGAATCTATATTAGAAATATTTGATTGAATAATATTAGATGTAGTTGCTGCAGCAACAATTGTAGTAATTCCTGTTAATGTAGTAAATCCAATACTAGTAGACCCTATACCACTCGTTGTAAACTGATTATTAAGAACTTGAATATCCAAATCAGTATCAAAAATATCAACAGGTGTTAAATTTAACTTAAAATTACCTAAATTATTAGTATCTTCACTAGCAATAATATCAACTAAATATTGATCATTTCCCGATAAAGAATTTAAGGTATTATCTGATAATGATCCTTTTTGAATATTGTATGAATTATTATTAACAAAATCTATAGATGTAATTAATTCTGTTGATTGAATATTATTTGTAATAGGATCTCTTGATTGAATTAAAAATCTATTGAAAGAATTTGCTATTTCTATAGTACCATCAAGTGTAGCATGGTTTGAAGAATCTCTGAATAAAGTATTGATATTATCAATAGATAAAACTCTATTTGATCTACATTCAAAATAATTTGCAAGTTCTCTAGATTTAAATTGAACATATTTACTTCTAGTTGGATTTAATAATGTATCAACATCCTTAACAAAATCAAAATTATTAATAACATCTACCCTGTTTTCTGAAGACAGACTACGTGTTATAGCTGTAGAATCAGTAACTGTCGATAATCCAGAACCAGTAGTAGATGTAATTCCAGTATCTGAGAAATTTTTAAGACCTGTAGTATGAACTAAAAGATTTACTGGTGTAATTAATTCCTTATATTCTATGGGACTTTGAATTGTATATGATAGTGTTTGGTAATAATCATTATCAGGAAGAACTTGATAGTCTTCATTTAACTTACCAGTATTTGTAATCCATCCTTTATTTTTTCTAGAAGAAAAATCTACAGTATAAGAACCAGTATTTTTAGTTAAACTATTAATAGTCGCTATAGATCCACTAAATGATCCTCTTATAATATCATTTCTTTTTAAATCATATTTTCCATTTATTTTAATATAATTATTACCAACTTTATCTAAAGTTAGACCTTTATCTACATAATTACCACCTATTAAAACAAAAAGTTCTTCACCCTCACTAAATGATGATGGTTTTTGAATAACATTAAATTTAGGATAATTATCGAAATTTATAACATTTGCAAAATTTTGAATTGTTTTTGCAAATCCAGGATTAGTTGAAATTCCATTTACATTAAATTCCATTCTAAATGGATTTGAAGACACAATATTTGTAACTGGATAGAATTTAAATCCATTAGAAGATGAATTTAAAGTATCACCATAATTACCATCATTTTCTATACCTTCTATAAAAATCTTATCCCCAACTTTAAATGGTGGTACACTAAATCCAGCAATGGGTGTTTCTAGTGTACAAGTAACTAATCCACTTTGAACACTGTTAACAATAGTTGATCCAATAGATATAGTACTAATTCCAACACCATTTGTATTGTTTATGGTAAACAATTCAGCAGCATCTATACCCTTAGGTGGTTGTATAATATTAACACTTGTTATTGATTGAGTAGCAGGACTAATATTTGCTTGTATAAAACCATTATCAATAACTTTTCTTGTATTAATATCAACAACAACTATCTGAGGAGCAATATTTTGATATCCAGATCCACCATCAATAATACTTACTTCACTTATCATATCAGAATCTCTTAGTGAAATTACTGGAGATATATTTGCTATGGGTAATAGAGTTTTATCTGAAGGATATTCAAATCCAATATTCTGAATCTCCGATTCATAAATTTTATTTGCACTATTGGATGTTGGTATTATTTTAGCATTTGTTCCAGTAGTTGTAGCAACACTAACAAATTTTGGCATTTGTTTATATCCAAAACCACCAAAATTAATTTTTAATTCATTTATAGGACCTTGTACTGATGTAGAAGATGTTGAATAATCCAAATCCTTACAGTCTTTAGTCTTATATCTTAAAGACTCTGGTTTTTGCTCTAATAATACATTAAAAGTCGTATTTCCTACACCAAATACTGAATAATTTCCATTATATTCACTATCAACAAAATTAATTCTAGATCCATTAAATACATCAACATCACTAGTGCTTATAAATCCAGATTTTTCAATATTATAGAATAAATTTAAAGGAAGATTATCAGAATATCTTAAAGTAACCGATGCTGTAGAAGATACTCCTACAGTACCAATACCAGAAACACTGAAAACATTAGTATTTCCTACAGATACAAAGTTTTTAACAAACTTATTATCATAAAATATTTTTAAATTATATCCAGACAAAGATGGGTCTGAAACATCAAAAACTAAATTATTATTTCTAACAACATTAATTGGAGGATTTATTAGAGATAATTCTTGTTCTGATCCACCTATAGAAACCAAACTTACAATTGATGGTGATAGATTTATTGCATCTATTCTAGTCTCTGATAATTGTATTTGATTATCATTTATTTTACGAACAAAATATCCACCAGTTGATAATCCACTTATAATTTCATCAGTAGAATCATAAAATATCTTATCACCAGTCTCATAACCATGAGAATTTACAGTTATTCTATTTGTAGAAGTATTAACACCTGCTGATGTAAATCCAACAGTATTAATTAATAGTTTATTTTTTTGCGAATTATATTTAACTCTAACAGATGTAGATGTACCAATACCGACTGATTGATTTGGATTAATTGATAAGTTAATAATATTTCCATCAATTAAATTATGATTTGTAGATACGGATACCTTTGTAGAAATTGTTTCTATTAGACCAGTAACTTGATCAAATGTTGATTCAAAAGCATACTCATAATTATCACTACTACTTTGCCAAACTCCTGGTATGAAAAATAATCCACTAGTAGAAGTAGTTAATCCAATAGTAGTTACAATACCAATATAATTATCTGATTTGTTAATAACAAAAAGTTCAGAATTATTTGTTAATGTAATACCAGCACCAATGGTACCATCTGGAGATGCACCTATTTTACCTGCAGTAGATGGAATTATTAATTTAACCTTTTGTCCTGTTGTAAATTTATGATTTGGTAAATAAATGCTCTGAGAAGGAACTGAAACAATACTAGAAGTATCACCAACAGATACTCTTACAGAAGAAGTTATACCAGATAAAGTAGCTACACCAACTGATTGTCTAGCATTAAAATAAACAATATCATTTAATTTAGATTCAAAGAAACTAGATTGTACTGGTAAAGTTAAAAAACTAGGAATTAAGTTAACTGAAGTAGAAACAGTATGAGATGTTGCTGTTACACCCCTTTTAACTCTTAAAACATTTCTATCATCAAATTTATTTAAGACTAAAAGTTTTTCTGTACCTATACCAATACTACTACCAACAGATATTAAAGATGTTCTACCAACAAAAATATCAGTTATAATTCCAGCAGAAGAATTTGATGATACTTCTTTATATAATATAGTTGATTCTGAAGAAACGCCTATTTTGTGAGATCCTGAAAGATTTTGTATATTACTACTTAATCCAGATACTATTACATCTGCTCCATTTGTTAATGTATGAGATGTTGATATAAAAGCAGTAATTTTACTAGAATCTTTCCATACAAATTGAACATCTACGTCTTGATTAAATGAAGTTTCAACGTCAGTGATTGGTTTACCTTTCAATGAAGAAATAACAGCATTTAACCCACTTCCTTCAGTATTTGAATCATCAAATCTTAAAGATTCCCCTATCTTATAGTTATCACCAGAATTAAGGATTTGTAAATTATCAACAGAACCTGGAGTTACTGAATTAATTTTTGTTATTTGGTTAACGATTTCATCAGATTCTATAATATAATCATTACCCATATTTTCTCTTGATAAATTATATGGGAAAGTATTTCTTATTAAATCTGAATTATTAAAATCAAAATTTTGAGTAAATTCTTCATCTTTATCTAAAGATATTGGATTTGATCTGTAAGTATCTCCAATAAAATATGGGAATTTTGGTTCAAGTGTATTTTCATCAATACTGACAAAATATGCATAAACTCCTTCAGGATAATCTGGTGTTTTACAATATCTTCCATTATGGATATCCAAATCTCCAGAATTATTAAATTTATAATCAGAACTAAAAAATCCTAAATTAAAATTAGATGGTCTATCTTTTATATTAGAAGAATCTAATACATAACCTGAATTTAATATTTTTGTTTCAGAAGTATCAAATGGTTTACTAAATCCACGTGGTCCATAAATTGGATTGCCATCATATGCCCATCCTATAATAGGAGAATGGTTACTAGATAATAAAGAATTATATTTTAAGAAATTAAATTCTTCTCTATTAGTAGAATATCCAACAATAGAATATCTTAATCCATCAGAAATTGGTTCCAATATATCATCAGAATAACGAATATCATAAGGTAAATTGGTTTGAATATTATTTAAAGATAATTTTCTAACATTAGGTTCTAAAACTTCTCCAGAACCTGCAGGAATAACCTTTATAGATGTATTAGAATCTGTATAATTAGATCCAGATCTTAATATTTTTACCTCTTTTATTTTTAAATAAGATAATGAAGACGGATCTCTATCTATTATTGGTCTTACTTTAGCCCCTACTCCATCACCAACTACTTCTAAAGATGGTGTTGAATAATATTCTGATCCACCATTTCCAATATTAATTGATATTATTTTACCATTAGATATAATTGGTTTTATATCAGGAGAAATAAGTTTAGTAGATCTACTTCTTCCATTTTTTACAACTATGTCTGGTTTAATTTCATAGTTAATAATACTAGTATTTCCATATCCAGTTCCCTTTTCATATAATAAAATTTCTTCAATAGTACCACGAACAATTGGTGTTAAAACTATTTTATCTGATGTTGAAATAGGATAAATTATATCAGGAGTAATTTCAATTTTTGGATATTTAAATATTTGATCACCAATACCACTTGATTGAAATTTAACATAATTATTTCTAATATAATTTGATGTTATTATCCCACTAGGACCAGCATCTGCTAATCTAAATTTATTATCATCTATTTTTAAAACTTTATATTGATTTGTTGTAGATAATCCAGAAATAATAGATGGTTTTAAAGATCCAAAATTAAATGAAGTTGTAAATCCAGTTGATCTTAAGGATGGTAAAGATATGAATACAGTTCCTATACCTATTGATGTTACTGTAGTACCTGTAGAAACCACTCCAGACGTATCACAAGTGATTAATTGACCAACAGATATACCAGAAGTACTAATTCCAGTAATCGTGCTTGCAGAAGCAACTAGAGTACCTGTGGTTGCTATCCCTAAAGAAAATGTAGATACTCCAATAACACTTTGATATTCAATATTTTCTCCATTTGAGAATTTATGATTAGTAAATTCTATAGTTGAAAAATCTGTAGATATACCACTTTGTTTTACAATAAGTTCTCTATTACTAAATGGAATATCTGAATTAATAATTTCAACAGAATCTAAAGTATTAGTTGCATCTTTAAGAGTAAATTTATGAATTCCTGATTTAGCAACAGCAGTAAATCCAATAGTATTAATACCACTCATATAATCTTTTTCACTAGGATAAAGTCTAATACTGCTTATACCAAGAACTTCTGGCCAATATGGACTACCATCAACTAATGTTTTAGTTCCAATATTACTACCTTTAAAAGTTCCAATACCTAGTTCAGGATTATTATTTCTATTATAAATCAATACTTGGCCACTTTTAAGATTATGATTTTTTTGGAAAACAATAGTTTCATTAACCGAATCAATATCACCTCTACTACTTGTAAGTTTTCCATTAAATTCTAAAACTCTATTTCTTTTCTTCAAAATAGGTCTTAAATTTGTTCCAGTAGAATTTCCACCAGTAATTTTTAAAGAAATTACATCTTCAATATCAAAATTTTGAGGGTCAATGTCTATTTTTTGAAGATATCCAGATATAACTGCTTTTGCTAAAGCAGTTGTACCTAAACCAGCAGATATATCAACAAAAGGTGGATTTATAACATCAAAATCAGTTCCTACACCTATGGTAGATATACTATCTAAAGGACCATAAAAAATACTATCAGTTGATTTGCCATTTTCTATTTCAACACCATTAATTAGCACTCCAACTGTTCCAGGAACTGTTTTTGTGTTAGTTTTAGAATTAACAGTAGGAGTTAATGGTAATTTTTTAAATAATTTTCTAGGTGATATTTTCTTATCATAATGCTTTAATAATGTAAATGTATGCTTTTTACTATCAGATGGGATACCAAATTTCAAATTTGTGCCTGATTGAATAAATGATGGACCAGAATATAATCTAATTTTATTATTACTAATGTTTTTAATAAAATATATTCCCTCAGTTAATCCAATAAGTGGATTTGTTTCTGGTTTATAATATACAGCATCTCCTGTAATAAAAGGTGCATTAGTTTCAAATGATATTGTTTGAAATAACTGTGTTCCACTATCATAATCTTGAATTGTTGGAGATGTTCCAGTGGATTTTGCTTCATCAATTGATATTGTTAATATATTTTTATCTATTTCATAGGATGGTAAAGAATTAGTAGCAACATAAAGGTTATCTTTTGAATCTACATAAGTATTTTGTATATCTGAATTTATCTTATTACCATACTTAAGTAAATTTAAAGTAGAATCTTTCATAGAAGCAGTTTTTAAAACTCTTCTTATACTATAATTTTGATTTGTATTATCATTTACAAAAGGAACTGAGAGAACAATTTTAGTTTTATTATCTAATATCTGATTTACTGTAGTAGTATGTTTTACTTTAGGTATAGAAAATGGATTTACACTTCTAGTAACGATTTCTATAGTATCTCCCACACTTAAAGATGCTTTATTGATACTAGTTTTTAAAACAACTTCAGAAATTTCTCCCAACCCAAGAGATTGTTCTAAAATTTCATACGAAGAAGCAGTATTATAAATCCAAGAATTTGCATTAATTTCTTTTTTAGTTTCTTTATTATCTTTAATAATTTCACCAATACTCTTAATATCAATAGTTTCTCCTTCTATTGATAAAATATTTGATGGATTTGGATTAAATTTAGATAAAACACCTGTAATTCTTAATTCTACCCTTTTATTTAAATCTCCATTTTCATAACCAAAGATAACTTCATTAGATCTTAAATCAGTTCCTGATGTTATAACACCAACAACATTTGTACAATCTAAAAACTGATTAATTGTCTTATTTTGATAACTAATATTTGTATTAATTCCTGATATAATCAAACTACCAGTAGTTCCAAATCCTACAGTAGAATCAACAGATATAATTGAAGAATTTTCTGGTACATCACCTATAACTTTTGTTTTACCTGGAACAGAAAATGATCCAGTTACATATTCTTCATCATCAAAACCAATAAAAATATCTAAACTATAATATTCTTTTGATGTTGATAAACCAGAAATACCACTAATTAACTCTACTTGAGATATAGAAGCACTAGATGTTGGTTGTAATAATTGAGATATGGTTTGTCCACTTAATTTTAAAGGATCTCCTATTATTTTCTCTGCTACTATTCTCTCTCTTCTAATATACTTTGCAGATGATGGTTTTACTAGATATTCTTCTAAATCAATTACTTTAGGATCAGTATCATATAAAACATTAAATAAAATCTTAAATGACTCTTCAGTACCTTTTGACTGGTAAAATGTTCTAGCTTCTTTGATAAAATTATTTACATCTAAATTTGATACAAACTTAGAATTTTCAAATCCTGGTGTAAATGTATATTTTAGTTTTTTATAGAATTCTTGTAAAAATAAGGCACTTAAGTTTTGAACAGTGCTACCATTATCATGATTATCACTAGCACCAATTATATCATCATCAACTCCTCCCTCAAAAACTAATTCTCCTGGATCATCTGGAGAATGATATGAAGTTATTCCACTAAAACCACCTATACAACCAGTAAAGTTTTTAGATGTTTTACCAGTATATGTGAAAATTTCATTATCAATCTTTAAGAGACCATATTGGTCAGGATAACCTTTTGTACTATCAACACTAATAGTAACATCACCTTTGGTTATAGCAGCAGAAAGATTAGTTTTTGCAGTTATTACTTCTGGTGTTAAGTTATCTAATTTTAAATATTGGTCAAGATTATCTACAATATCAATGGGACCACCACGATATTCTTGTGAAATATAATATTGTTTTAAAAAATCCGCTACTTTTGGATTTTCTGCTAATACAAATTCTGGAAGTTGGTTGTTAATTATTTCCTGAACTTGTACTCTTTTATCAATTCCAGTTGATATCATATTATCCCCTAATTAATTCTCCGTTTGTGTAACTTGAAGTAACCTTATAACCAACTCCAGATATTTGTTCACCTGAAGAAATGGTATCCTTAACCATATTTATTGAACTATTTTCAACGCTAAATTGAAGATATAAATCCTGAAGACCTATAATATCATTTGATTCAGGGAAAGCCTGTATTTCTATAACATTATCATCTTTTTCAGTAGAAATTATATTAATTGTAGTTAAATTAATCTCACCTTTTACATAATCAACAGTTCCTGCATCTTTAACTATAATAACTTTTTCTCCACCTATCAATTCTTTTTTCACAATCGATAAAACACCTGTTAATTTATCCTCATTTGGAGTATCTGTTAGATATACAGTATCACTCACTCCAGAAATCTTAAATCCTGTACTCTTGATATTTAATCCTTCTGGTTTAACGTTAAATTTATTACCAAAACAAAGTTCATATTGTGCAAATTGATTTACAAGAGCTCTTAAGTTTCTTCTAATTCTTACTCTAGTAATATTTGAAGTTATAGCTCTATCAATATTATCAATAACACTTAAAACCTTACTATATTTAAATCTTCCACCAAATTTGTTAATATCAACTGATTTTGAATATCTCGTAAGATTATTGGTAACTAATGTTTTTAATCCAGAAATTTCTTTAACTTCTGAATTATTGTAATATATGAAAGATTCTAATTCTATGTAAAGTATCTTAAGGTCAATAATTTTTTGATTTATACCTGTTAATGAATAGTTTTTTAAATCAGAAAGTATTTGAGTTTTATCAAAATCTGATATAAAATCACCATTTTTTGGTTTTATTGTTAGAAAAACTGTTCCAAATTGAGGGGGATCTATCTCTTCCCCACCAACAACAGATACACTCTCAGTATTTGGGTATATTTGTTGAATAATTGCCTCATAATCCCTTGCTGTAACCGCCCTATACTGCGATGAATATAGTCTAGGGGCAAAATACTTAATTGAATTTAATGATTCAATATCGCCGCCATTTTGTGCCTTAGAAATGGTAGTTACCATAGGAGTAGATGAAGGACTTATAGTAATATTTTCAGAATTCTCTAAAGATCCTGCAAATACAAACGAAGAAGGACCATTTCCTTCTATTCCATCAGTAACAATGTAAGTAGCAGTAATATTATCCCCATTATCTAATTTTTTACCAAAAATACCATCACCAAATAGAAGTTCATATTTTTCATCCTGAACTTCTTGAATTAAATATGTTTCTGATGAAGTTGTTATTCCTACAATATTATCAATTTTTGTATATAATTTCTTTTTCGCATTTACATCATTTGCTTTTTTTACATAAGCATTTAAAGTAGATGTGTCAATAAATGAATTATCAAGTATAAATCTTTGATCCAATGAACCATCAACAGTAAAGTCTTTTGTTAGGTATGTTCCTTGAAATACATTGATAGAATCAAAGGTAGCAATACTTCCATTATTGTTTCCATCTGCATCTTTTGTTATTGACGCAGAAGTTGTAATATCCTCTGGTATTGAGAAGACATAAGTTTGGTCATTCTGAGACCCAACACACACTAGACCTGCCTTAAGAGTCATTGTAGGTGTTATAGAAGTCGTATTAACAGTGAATTTTACTGATGCTCTTGCTGCTGTTATAGATCTAGGAACATAACCGATATTTCTTGCAAGAGAAACTACATTTTCTCTAACTGTTGCTGAATCTAAGAAAGATTCATTCACAACCATATTGGAATTTACAGCTGTAATATAGGTATTATATGCTAAAGTATCAATTAAAACTGAAAAATTAGACCCCTCAAAGTCAAAATCAGAAAAATCTGAGTTTGAACGAAGGTAACTTTTAATTGATGTTTTAATCTGATCAAAATCTAGATCAGTAAATTTAGTAAAAGGCATATTATCTAGTGGCTTCTAATATGAATTGAAATGCTTGAGATGGAAACTGTTGACCAACAATGTCATAAAACACGTTAACCTCAAATTCATTGTTATCTGGTTTTGGATTTACTTCTACACTTAAATTATCTATTCTTGGTTCGTAATTCAACAAAGTAGTTTCAATTTGATTCTGAATTACAGATGCAGTACCAAAGTCTACAAAGTCAAAAAGAGAAGATCTAATATCAGTTCCTAAGTTAGAATTGAAAAATCTCTCTCTAGGAATAGTTTGTACAAGATTTCTTACTGATTTTTTGATCGCATTCTCATTTTTTATGACAGTAAGGTCTTTTGTTACTGGATGAGGAGTAAAAGATAGACTAATATCCTTAAATGATCTAGATATCCTAGTTTTCATTCAATTTAGTAAACAGTTTGCTAGATTTATTTATACCTATAACAACAATTCTTTATTTATTGCAAAAAAACATAAAAAAATCGCCAAAAAAGGCGATTTTAAGTCATTTTTAGCTATTTTCCTTGCCCTCTATACCTTTTGCGAGCCGAGTTACGGGATGTTGCCGAGTATTTCGAGTGTTTTCCTCTTCCTTGACGAGACTTTTTCGGAGTTGCCTCTACATAAGTCCCTCCTAGAAGACCTGTTTTCATTTTTGCCATAATTTACTCTACTATAATTTCAGTTTTGATGTCATTTGGGTTTGGTGTGCCTGTCTGATAAAATTCTATCGATAAATCTTCTAGTCTCTCAAACATTTCCATCTGAGTTAGACTAGAAAATACTAATTTATCATTTATTAAGATGTTATATAACTCTTGTTTTTTCATGTCCTACACGAATTCGTGGATCACACCAGATCTCAAATCCAGCAGCAATTGCGTCTAAGCAGAATGAGACATCTTCTCCACACATGTCTTGAACTTCTCCTGATTCAAATACTTGCATCTTAGGAGCAAACCAAGGATACTTCATTTCTTCGTGTTCAAAGACTCCTTTCTTAATCAATAACCATCCGAAACCTGTATAATCTACTGTAAATGGTTTCTTACGTTTGGATATACTTTCGATAGTCTCATGATTCATAACACCACCGTTGCTACGAAAATCTTCCTCTTCTAACCAATGTGCTACAGATGTAGTTTTACCATCTTCGGTACAATACCAACCACCTGCAATGTCTTTTTCCATTAAGACTAACTGATAAAACTTCTCAGTATTAAAAACAATATCTGAATCAATCCATAATTGATAATCATAATTTAACTTACCATCCCAAGGTAATTGATCTGCTCCTCTTAATACATTTGCTCCAAGACACTTACAACGGGCAAAATTGACCATTGATGAATAATCTTGTGAAATCTGTATACTTGCACCGCATTGTACTAGATCAAAGCACAATTGTACAAATGCTTTTAAAAATGTAAAAGATACTCCCCTACCAGGTAAACAAAATACTACTGATTTTCCTTTAAGTAATTCTTTTGCTTTATCATAATCCCATTCAGGTTCTTTTTTAACACTGGGCGTTTTTGCTTTTACTGTAAATCCTTTAGCCATAATGTTTTGTAATTACATTCATATCATACTCTATTATCTATACTTTGTCAATATGAAGCATCTACATATTGCTCTTCAATAACCTTCTCATATGTTAAATCTTCTGTAAAATAAGACTTATATATTCTTCTCCATATTATATTAAACTCCCATTCATTTAAATCTTTAAATAAACAATTATTTTGCAAGTATATGTGATAAGTTGGATTAGTCATCTTCTCTGTCAGTAATAACGATTTCATTGCCATCTAGTGTAAGTTCAATTTCAGATCCCTCATACCATCCAAAATCATTAACGACCCATTCAGGTAATTCAACATAATAATGATTTGTTACTGAATCGACCTGTATGGATTCAAAAATTTTTCCAGAATTTTTTTTCATATAATTGAATCTTATATCGAAATTATATATGGGAAAAAAAATTTTCATTCTTCTTTATATCAAAAGGTCGATCTGGGTCGTTTATAGCTTAGGGGATCCATCGGAATTATAAACGACCCCCCGATCAACGGGGGGAACTGTCTGATTCACGAACGAATGACTATGCTATATTGCTAATTGTCTGAGGATGAGTTTGCCAACATAGTCTTTGGCATTGTATGGGATAGTCACACGTTTCTTATGCTTAGGGTGACCCCATACCTCATGGCACCCACCGTTACGAATGAAATACCACCCCAACGCTTTAGCACGTTTTTTTAACTGTTTACATTTCATGCTGACCTCACTGCGAACTTAGGATTAACGAAGTTTGAATATGAAAACTCACGGCGACTGACTAACTTGAAATATCCAAAGCGGGTGATCATAACGTATCCCTCCCCCTTCGTGCGTTCCGTGTAATTAATACGGGTTTCAAAATCAGAATTATCATCACACAAATTAAGTGCCTGTAATTTGATTTCATTTACTGTATGCCAGAACTCAATCAAATTTGCCTTGCATAAACCCGCCCATTCA